GATCCTACAACAGTAGCAAAAAGAGGAGGTTTTTATGAAGTCCCATTACCAGGATATCCAAATATAAAAATAATTGGAACTTATGGTTTAAGATCTTCAGAAAGAGTAATAATTGGACCAGCATCTGATATGGTAGTAGGAACAGATTTATCTTCTGATACTACAAACTTCCAAATGTGGTACGATATCAATGGAGACGCATTGAAATATAGATTAAGAAACAAGTTAGGTGTACAAATTGGACACCCAGCATACTTCGTATCTAACGACCAAGCGTAAGTAGAAGCTTAACACAGTATATGGGGTTTTAATTAACCCCTAATACTTTTTTTTAACCAAAAAAAAATAACATTATGGCATGTAATTTATCAAGTGGGTTCTCATTAGGATGTAGAGACAACATTGGTGGTATTAAAAACGTGTATATTTTATCAGGATCAGTAGCAGGAGTAACAGCATCAACAGGTGCTATCTCTGATATATCTGGTTCAGGTACTTTTTACAAGTTTGAATTACCAAGAAACGTCGGTGACTTCACAGAGACTCCAACTCCAAGTTTAGAAAACGGTACTGTATACTACAGTCAGGTAACTAACATAGCGATGCATAAGTTACAAGCTTCTATTAGAAACCAAGTAAAAGTATTAACAGCCAACCCAGACCTTAAAATCGTTGTTGAAACGAATAATGGTGTCGATGATTATGTTGGACAATTCTTTTATGTAGGAAGATACAGAGGAAGCACTGTAACAGGTGGTTCAGGTGCATCAGGAACTGCAATGGGTGACATGAACGGTTACTCATTAACGTTTGAAGCAATGGAACCATTCCCAGCTGAAGAGGTAACTACAACAGGGGCCTTATTAAGCGCATTAACTGGTATTACAGTTAGCTAAACTAATTGAAAAGAAAATGGGGTTGGTTGTGAGATCAATCCCTTTTTTTTCTATTTAATAGTATGTTAAACATAAACTCAACACAGGATACAGGAAGTATCGCTATATGGCCAGCTACTGGTAGTTCTACTGATGCTGCATTTAGATTAAAGCTTACACATGACATGAATATGAATTCATCGTCATTTTCTTTGTCTTTATCAGGTAGCGTTCCTAATAACTTAAGTGAGTATTATAAGTTTAATTATTTTTCAGGTTCAGAAGGTATACCAAGTGCAAGCGGACAGTATACTTATAACCTACAAGACGACCTTGGTTCAGGTCAATTAAAATGGTTTGAAGCTGCTAATCTATGGTCAGCTGAAGCTAAAAAGTGGAACAACGTTACTACTTCAAGTGGTATATATAGAGATATAGATGAAGGTAGAGCTTTTGTATTTGGTACTAACGATCCACAGTTTACTAATTATGTAACGGACAATGAAAACGGAACCTATATAACGTATTACTCATAACATGGCAAAGACTCAAAAATTTACTTTTAAAAAGTTACTCAACAAAACACTTCGTCAATTTAACTACGACGAATATAAAAAAGACAAGAATCAAAAATACGTTAAGAACGGAGAGGACAATATGTTCCCTCAGCATCTAATAGAGATGTATAACAAAAGTTCTGTTAATGCTGCCTGTGTTAATGCCATAGTAGAAGGTGTTATAGGTCAAGGATTAACAGCAAATAAAGAAATTTATCTACAAAAAGCTAATTCAGCAGGTGATTCATGGAATGACTTGTTTGCTAAATGTGCTTTAGACTTTAAACTCCATGGTAGTTTTGCTATGGAAATAGTTTACAGTAATGATAGAACTAGGCTTGAGGCTTATCATATAGACTTCAGTACGTTGAGATCTGAAGAGAAGAATAAGTACGGCCACATCCCTGGATACTTTATCTCAGATAAATGGGACAAAAAGAACAGGTTCTCAGGAGTAGTATACAAAAATGAAGACGACATAGATTACCTTCCTGTATACAACCCAGATAAGAAAGAAGAAGAACCTCATCAAATTTATGTCCATAGAGATTATAGACCAGGGCAATCTTACTATCCTCTGCCAGATTATGTAGCAGCTCTTAGAATTATAGAGTTAGATACATCAATCGATGACTTTCACGTTAATAATATAAAGAACGGTTTAACTCCTTCTTTATCTATTACTACATTTACAAATGGAAGCGATGAACAGTTAAGAGAGATAGAACAACAATTACAGCAAAATTATTCTGGTACTAATAATGCTGGATCGTTAATTTATATGGATGTACCGGAAAAAGAAATGGCTCCAGTAATTACTCCTATAAACAGTAACGGTACAGATACTTATTATACTACTATCAATGATTTAGTAATGCAAAAAATACTTACAGCACACAGGATAACTAGTCCTATGTTATTAGGTATTAAAGAAGCAGGACAATTAGGTGGTAGAGCAGAATTAATTGATGCACACTTATTATTTTTAAACTTGGTAATTTTACCTTACCAACAAGAGATGCTTAAGTGCTTTGAAATGATCATGGATTATAACTATCCAGATGTAGTCTTAGGTATAAGCCAAAAGAGACTATTAGAGGATGGAGAACAAGATGAAGAAATTATAGTAGACCAAGAAACAACTGATGAAGAAGCAAACCAAGTAGACGACAGTCAAGGTGCACCTTTATTAGCCTAAACCTATTTACTAATATGACTACAACCTTTTTAATATCAGAAGCAAAAGTAAGAAGCTTTACAAGCTTAAATAATGCTGTAGATTCAGAGCTTATAAAGAATAACATAAGAACAGCTCAAGACTACTGGCTACAAAACATAATAGGTACTATACTTTATGAAAAATTACTTTCAGATGTTGATGCAGGTACTTTAACAGGTAATTATAAAACTTTAGTAGATAACTATATACAAGACTATCTTTTATATGGTACTTACTACGAGAGTTTAGAAGACATTTACCTAAGACCAAGAAATAACGGACTATTAAGACCAAATGGTGGAGAGAATTCAGATCCAGTAGAAAGAGATCTGTATGATATGAAGAGACAGTCCTTAAGAAACAAAATGGACTATTACGGTCAAAGATTGACTGAATACATTTTAGATGAAGATAGCTACTTCCCTGAATTAGATCAGGATACTAAGCTTTACCAACAACTACCTGATTACTCTAACAAATATAAAAATCCTTTTATAATGAGAGGAGGGTATTTCTACGATATGGCTAGAGATTACGGAATCAGAACATACGACTCAAGATATAAACAATACCCACAGTAAGAATGGCAGCAGACTTTAATTTATCCAATCAGTACATATCAGCAAGTTTTGACAACCTTATGCAAAACTCTGGTAGTATACCAGTAAATGGACTAGGAACAGAAATTAGTAACTTAACAGTTACTTCTTCTTATGCAACTACAGCATCTTATGCTTTAAATTCTGAAGCACAAGTAAGTGCATCTTATGCAAATAGAGCAGGTATAGCAGATGCAGTAAGTGGTAGTAATGTAGTAGGAACAGTTGCAAATGCAACAAATGCTTTAACAGCTTCAATAGTATTAGGAACCATAACATCAGCTTCTTATGCAATTAGTGCTTCACACGCAATAATAGCAGATAGCGCTTTAACAGCTACCTCAGCATCACATGCTATCATAGCTAACAGTGCTTTAACAGCAACTTCTGCAAGTCATGCATTAGCAAGTAATACTTCAATAAGTGCTTCACATGCTTTACAGGCAAATAATGCTACAACTGCTACTACAGCAACGACAGCCTCTTATGTAACTACAGCTCAAACAGCATCATATGTAGCAGCTGCAAATATAGACGGAACAGTAGCAACAGCAACTAGTGCATCACATGCATTAAGAGCAGATATAAGTGATAATGTTGATTCATCAGCAAGATTAAATGTAACTGATATAACTGCAAGTAATGCAACATTTACTTCAGCATCTATTGGTTATTTAAGAACAGTAACAGGTTCAGCAACAATAATAGGAGATGAATACATAATTTTAAATTCTGATTCACCAACTAAAAGGTTTGCTGGAATAAAAGTATACGACAGTGGATCTAGTTTAACAGGATCGTTTGAATGGGATAGTGTAGATGATAACTGGATACAAGTCGAAACAGGAGGGACATCAGCAGGTATGCTTACAGGTATATCTGGTAGTAAAGGTTCAGAAGTTTATCCTTCTAACAATACAATATTAAAAGGTACAGGTAACCATACAGTACAAAATTCTATTATAACAGATAATGGATCAACAGTAACTGTAGCAGGTACAGTATCAGCATCAGCATTTGTAGGTGATGGTTCAGGTTTAACAAATATTTCACCAGCCTCATCTTCTTATGCATTAAGTGCATCATTTGCACAAACAGCATCTTATGTAGATCCTTTAAACCAAGATGTACAGTTAACCGGTTCATTAAATATAACTGGTAGTCAAAGTATAACAACACAAGGAGATGTTACCTTTAACTTAGATCAACCAATAGCAGCAGCAGAACATCAAATAATTACAGCACCTGGATTTACAGGAACAGCAGGAGCTAATAATGGTAAGACAATTGCAATAAATCAACTAGTTTATCAAAACTATCCTGCTTTTGGAGCACCATATGAGAACAGTTATATGTTCTCTCAATGGGATGGATTCACTTACCAGTACGGTATGGATTTTTCAGTAGGTGCTTCAAGAATAAATGCTCAACTAGTTGCAAGCGGTAGTGGTATAAATGCACAAAGAAGTGCTGCATTCTCAGTATTAGATGATACTAACGCATCGAATACACCAGAAGGAGATGCAGTAGCAAGATATTATGGTAGAACGATGGAGCTTGGTTTATATAACAGTGAAACGATTGCTATAGGTAACAACATATTCCCTGGAGCAGGATATACAACAGCTAATACTCATTTAACTGCTGAAGATAAAATATTAATTGGTTCAACCGCAGACACATCTTATCCTTATAAAGGAATTACAAGATCATTCAATAACGGTAAACCTACAAAAGATATTGACTTTTACTATACAGGATCAGCTAGCTTTATACAATCAGGTTCAACTGCTAAACCAGCAGTTCAAATAACTGGTTCTTTACAAATAACTGGTAGTGCAAGAAATGCATCTACAATAGCAGGTAACCTTAAACAATCATTTCCATCACCGGGTAATAATAACTCAGTAGGTTTAGCTGAAATAACTGGTACTAATACAATAAATGGTAAAGACTATACCAATAAAAACTTCTTTGTAGCAGACTTTAATGCATTTGGACCACAATTCCAAGACTACTTCTCAATAGAATATTACGATTCGTTTGCTTATAACTACGGAACAGAAATGAACGTTAATGGTATTGTAGGTAGACTCGCTACATTAGTATCTGGTTCAGGTACGTTAGGTTCGAGATCCGCTATAATAGAAACAAGAGATAATCAAGATGGTACAGGTAGAGTAAGACTAACTACTGGTGATGCATGTGATATGAAATTTGATGCTGGTAACAAAGGTATTTCAGTTACAGGAGCTGTTAAAAGCAATATAACTGCTTTAGCTATAGCATCAACTACAGCATCAATGGATTGTCAAGATGGTGATATGTTTAGTTTAACACTTGCAAATGGAGTTGATACACATTTAGATGCAACAAACGTTCAAGCAGGACAGACAATATCTTTAAAGGTAACTAATAATGCAACAGGAGCTGGTACTTTATCATTCGCACCAGACTTTAAGTTTGCAGGAGGTACAGCACCTACTGTTACAGCAACAACATCAGCTAAAGATATCATTACATTCCAATCATTTGATGGAACAACGTTAGACGGAACAGCAGTATTAAATTTAAGTTAACATGGGATTAACTAAACCATTTGCTTTTATGGGTAGCCAAGGAGGAGGTCCATGGGATCCTACAATAGGAGGAACTTTCTCTGTACAACATCACTGGGACTTTACTGACCAAGATACAATGACGTTTGGTGGTACAGGAGTAAGTGGTTCAGAAGTAGCTTCGATAACTGATAAAGTTGGAAGTATACCATTTACCCCAGTAAACGGCCCAAGTGGTAATGCTCTTAAGATAGTATCAACAGGAAGTTTTGATGTTACTGAAGGTGCTACCTTCTTAAGTGGTTCACCTTATCAATACCAAAACAGCGGTACTTATAACTGGATGCCTAGTACTATGGGTACCGACGAAGATTTTAGTGTAGTAATGATTGCTAAAAATCAAAGATGGGAGGAATACGGTACCAGCTGGCCAAGGTCTTTATGGTACGTAAGATCTAATGCTGCAAACGGATACGACAACTTAAATCAGTTTATGCTGTTTCAACAAAACTGGAT